CACTCACTGAAATGCAGGGGTGCATGGTCGATAGCTGGGAGCTGTGGGACGATTTCGAAGCGCTGGCTATCAGGCCATTCGGGTATCGGCCGGTGTGGATCGGTTATGACCCGGCCAAAGGCTCTGCGTCAGGTGACAGTGCCGGCTGCGTGGTTGTGGCGCCGCCAATGGTGCCGGGCGGGAAATTCCGAATTTTGGAGCGCCACCAGTGGCGCGGCATGGACTTTGCCGCTCAGGCGAAAAGCATCAAGCTTTTGACCGAGTGCTACAACGTTCAGTACATCGGCATCGACTCCACCGGCGTTGGCCACGGCGTTTACCAACTGGTGAAGCAGTTCTTCCCTGCGGTGCGGGAGTTTGTCTATCGCCCGGAGGTGAAAAACGCCCTGGTGCTGAAAGCCAAAGACATCATCACACACCGGCGCCTGGAGTATGACGCCGGACACACCGACATCACCCAATCCTTTATGGCTATCCGCAAGGCGATGACCGCCAGCGGTAGCCGGCCGACGTATGAAGCCAGCCGCAGCGAAGAAGCCAGCCATGCCGATCTGGCGTGGGCAACTATGCATGCGCTGTTCAATGAACCGCTCGAAGGCGTCACGGCGGGCAACAGCAACATTGTGGAGATTTTTTAAATGAGCAAGCGTCATAACAAACGCGCATTACCGCCAGTGCACACCCACATACAATCGGCCACCGCGGCAGGGGTTGAAGCCTTCACCTTTGGTGACCCCGTTCCGGTGCTTGACCGTCGGGAGCTGCTTGATTATGTCGAGTGCGTGCGCATGGATAAATGGTATGAGCCGCCGATCAGTTTTGATGGCCTGGCCAGGACGTTCCGCGCTACGGTTCACCATAGCTCGCCGCTGTATGTGAAGCGCAATATCTTGACCAGCACATTTAAGCCACATCGCCTGCTGAGTCAGCAGGCCTTCAGTCGTTTCGTGCAGGATTATTTGGTGTTCGGCAATGCCTACCTGGAGCTGAGGAGCAACCGCCTCGGCGGCCCGATGGAGCTTAAGCCCTCGCTGGCCAAATACACGCGCCGTGGCGTAGATCTGGATACCTACTGGTTTGTGCAGTATGGCCTGGGTGTTGACCCTTACCAATTCGATACCAATAGCGTGTTTCATCTGCTGGAGCCTGATATCAACCAGGAAATCTACGGTTTGCCAGAATATCTGTCGGCGCTTAACTCGGCATGGCTCAATGAATCGGCCACTCTGTTCCGCCGTAAGTATTACCAGAACGGCAGTCACGCTGGCTTCATCATGTACATGAGCGACGCCGCCGCCAGCCAGACTGACGTGGATAATATCCGCAACGCGATGAAAGGGGCGCGCGGGCCTGGCAACTTCCGCAACTTATTCATGTACTCGCCGAACGGTAAGAAGGACGGCATCCAGATAATCCCACTGAGTGAGGTAGCTGCGAAGGATGAGTTCTGGAATATCAAAAACGTTACCCGTGATGACCAACTGCACGCGCACCGCGTGCCACCTCAGTTGATGTGCATTGTGCCGGAGAACGCTGGCGGATTCGGCAACGTGAAGGAGGCTAGCGAGGTGTTTGTTCGCAATGAGCTGATACCGCTGCAGCGGCGGATGCAGGAGTTAAACGACTGGATAGGGGAGAAGGTGATGGAGTTTACTACTTATGAACTATCTTCAAGTAATTAAAAATAAAAGCCACTAATGAGTGGCTTTCATCATTAGTAATCGATTTTAATTAAATCTCATTGTGAGATGTGCGATTTGCATACCCTGTGCAGTAGAGGTGTTATCCGCCTCTCTCCAGTATATGTTATCGCCTACAGAAGAAATCTGGGATTGCGGAGGCACGCTTATGATAATTACACCTAGGCCATGAAACTCATTAAAGTCAATTTTAGAAAGAACTTCGGATTTTAATGGCTCACTTAACTGAGAATTTCTAATTGCAGTTACCCACAATGTAAAATACTCTTCATTTGTCATTCCTAAAGCGGTAGCTTCTCTAGAAACGCCAACAACGAACCTTTTCCCTACGAGTTTAGGCTCAATGTTATCAAGTGCAATGACTTGTTTGGCATCGGCATCTTTATCTGTCACCCCTATTAAAATTTTCCCATGTGAATTCTTGCCATTGTTCGCTATTGCACAGATTGTATTTATTACTTTAGTTAAAATTTCGTTGTTAATTTTTCTATCTATAGGGGATAGACTAAGTAATCCTTGCTTTAGTTCATAATTTGCCAGTTCTATTTCTGAGCGTCTAATTACGTTGTCAATATCTATCGTTGAGTGATTTTCATAAATTGGCAAAGGTTCTTTAGAAACCACAAAGAAGTCAGAAATTACACCTTTAACTACATTTATATTTGTTCTGCGCTCTTCAGGACTCCCACCTCTACGACCAGTGTTAATTCTGGTTACAATGTTATTCATGCTGTCTTTCAAATTAGAGTAATTTGTTATTTTTTTATTTTCTCTTATAGTTAACTCAAATATAGCCAGGAATAATAGTGAAAATACTGACGGGAAAGCGTTTGTATTAGTTTCTGCAAATAATAGTTCGCGAAGTTTAACCCCACCATCCACGTCACAAATTTTAATTATCTCATCGAGGCAATATTTAAATTCCTCGGAAAATCTTTCTGCACCATACGCATCTAGAGCTGAGTTTATTTGCGCATACTCAGGTCTAGATGAATCGTAGATCCTGTCTAGGGCAGTTTTTGACCTATCAATTGGTACCCCCGCAAGGACGCTTGCAGCAATATCAGCTAAGCATTGTTCATCCATACTATCTCTTAGATCTGTAGAACGGAGTATACCGTGTCTTACCCAAAAGACCTCATCGGCTTGGACGTGATATCCATGCTTTGTTAATGGAAGATCGATACTAATTGATGGCATGTGATTAAGTGGAAGAACATCGTTAGATACATCTCCTCTAATTGAACATGCTATTGTTCTTATCATCTTTGAAAAATTATTCTCAACACCTGATTGGCGTCGTTCTTGATCACTTAGGCGATGACCGTATGAGTTAATTCTATCAAATACATCATTTATTTCATTCTCAGAGGCGTTGCGCATAACTGATAAGGCAAGAGTATAGTCTAATAAAGTTCCTGTATCCCTTTGTGATATTTTATTTTCATGTTCACTTGGAATGAATCCACCTTCGTCGGCACGAGTCTGAGCTGTTGGGAAAAACTGAAGGTTGAAAATTTCATCATCTAGAGTGTTATAGGTGGTTTCGATAAACGACATTATTGCATGCAAACGTTGTAGACCATCAATTATCTCATAAGTTCCTGGAGCACCTTCTCTTTCGGCTATAAGTATTGCTGGGATCGGATATTTTTTTAAAATTGAGTCTATTAGCTTTTGTTTTTCTTCCAAGGTCCATACAAGCTTACGTTGGTACCGTCTATTGACGTGAAGTTTATTTTCAATATACCAATTATAAATTGACTGTATAGGGGTTGGTTGAGAAGCTAATTCAGCCATTGCAGCACCATTATGTTGATTAATTTTCTATAGGATAACGCGTTCATGGCTGGCGCGCAATCGTAGCCCCGCCACGCCTGCCCGCTTTTTGTATCGGTTTTCATGCAGGTGCCCGAATAGCAGAAGGGCGCGCCATTACTGGTGCGCCCGGCTGTTTTAGATCCTTTTTTGATCGTGCGGATTCATGCAGCATAGACATGCACAAGCCCTGGCAGGTGAATCACTGGTTCATATTGTATTTGTAGTAGATGTTAAGCCCATAATCACCTTCAACCTGGAGGCGCCAGGAAGGTTGATAAAACTTTATGTATTCGTTCGCTTGGCTCGGTGACCAATCAAAGCCGACCCCTTGCAACTCCCTCAAAAAATCTGCAACCGTAATGATCCATCTGCCGGTTGGTTCTCTTTTTCTGGCCAGTTCAAAAGCCCAAGCCTCGTTGCCACGCCGCGCCATAATTTAGCCCTCGTCTGCGTTGTAAAAAATTCCGTCGTAGTCTTTTTCTGGTAGAACCTCGCTGGACAGATCGATAATCATGCCCAAGGCAAGTTTTAAGTCAGAAGCATGCCGTGGGGCGATAAGGGCAAGCTCTGCAATAAACCGAACGCGCGTCAAAGTTTGTTTTTGTTTTTCAAGTGATTCCATCACTATCTCCAGATGGCACTGTATGCATGTACAGTATTATATTGAGCGCTTTCCGAAATCTCGTCAAGACTCTATGTTAATGAATTTATTTCATTCGCATGTATTTCCATCACTTAGCTACTTTTAGTCTGTTGTGCCAACAACCAATAAAAGCCCCGGCAGTTTTGGCTGGGGCTGAAATGCAGGTATCTATGACCGATGTTATTTCCCTCGGCGCCCGTAAAGTCGCCCGTCCGCCCCGGCTCGGAAATAGAACGCTCCGATCTTCACCGTTCCGCCAAGCAGTAGGCGGTCAATCTCTTCAATGCCTGGCTTTTGTCTGCCAGCGGCGTTTAACTCCTGCGCTATTTTCTCTCGCTGCTTATTGCCTTCTTTCTCCATCTTTTCCAGCAGCTGCTCGCGCTCACCTGATTGCCCGGTAACTTTTTGCCGTAACCGATTGAAACGTTGCATCAGGGCGCCAGCCCGTACTGGCGCGCGTGCTGTGAAGACATCACCCCGGCTATTGCCGTAGTAGTGATTGCCGGTAATTTTCATGGCCATGCCTTTGGCCAACAGTTGGCACTCAGAATCACTGATCTGAATGCCGGCAATTTCTTCCACTCGGTCCCTGATTCTCTCCATAGCGCCAGCTGTGCCGGCTGGAACATTGGTGGCCTGCGGTCTGCTTATTCTTGTTTTTGGGTTTTCGTCCCTGACTCTTGCCAGCACTTTTCGCCGTTCCTTGGTAGATAACTCGCCAAAATCGACATCACAGCTGGCATAGTCGGCTTCGCCTATATCCGGCGGGGCCATACTCCCACCAGGATCTCCCGTACAGTTATTGACAGAACTCCGAGAGGGCGCAGGCGCTCCCTGAAGGTCAACCCCCAAAACCGGCGCTTTCTTCGGCACAATTTTCCATTGAATTACGCGGGTGATGATTGGCACGTCCTGGCCAACTGGCGGGGAGAAAACACCACGTACGCGGATCACGTCTTCGCCGTATCCGTTGGTTTCCTCCGCAGTCTCGTAATAGGTACGGACAACCAGATCATCGCGCTTAACAAACGGCCCACCCTGGGCATTGATATATTCCGCC